AAGATGATGGGCGTGGAGAAGCAGATTATTGAGCTGTCCGGCAAAGACGGCGGGCCGATTGTAACCAAGATAGAGCGGGTGATTGTTACACCGTGAGCGTTCTGAGAATTAAGACAGCCAAGGTTTTTACCCCTCTGTTGCAACCAAGCCGTTACAAGGGGGCATACGGCGGCAGGGGATCAGGTAAGTCCCACTTCGTTTGCCGAGAAGCTGATTGAGGATTGTCTGGCGGCCAAGGGTGATTATGGCGAGGGGATGCGGGCGGTGTGTGTCCGTGAGGTACAGAAGGATCTGGCGCAATCTTCCAAGCTGCTGATTGAGTCAAAACTGAAGGCGTTGGGACAGGGAGAGCCGCAGGGCTTCAAGGTGTTTCGAGATGTGATCAGTACCCCTGATGACGGCATTATCATTTTCAAGGGGATGAACGATTACAACGCTGATTCGGTCAAGTCGCTGGAAGGTTTCAGGCGGGCATGGTGGGAAGAGGCGCACGGAGCGCGGGCACATAGTCTGAACATGCTGCGGCCAACGCTGCGGGCTGCCGGGTCTGAGTTGTGGTTTTCATGGAACCCCAGGTTAAAGAGTGATCCGGTTGACAAGATGTTTCGGGGGGAAGAGACACCCACCGGGGCGGTGGTGGTGCAAGCCAACTGGCGAGACAACCCCTGGTTAACGCCGGAACTGGTGCAGGAACGGCTGGATGATCTGCGGTTACATCCTGATCAGTACGATCATGTCTGGGAAGGCGGGTACGTTTCGGTTGTGGCCGGTGCGTATTATGCCAGGGCGATTGCCGAGGCCAGAGCGCAGTACCGGATAGGTAAGGTTGGCGCTGATCCGTTGATGACGTACCACGTGTTTTGTGATCTGGGCGGTACCGGTGCCCGGTCTGATGCCTTTACGATATGGGTTATGCAGTTTGTGGGCCGGGAAATCAGGGTGCTGAATTATTACGAGGTGGTTGGCCAGCCTCTGTCGTCTCATGTGGAGTGGTTGCGAGGTGGCAACTATACCCCGGCCAATGTGCAGATATGGCTGCCCCACGACGGAGAGACACACGACAAGGTGTATGATGTATCGTTTGCTTCAGCCTTCAGGCAGGCCGGTTACAAGGTTGAGACGGTGCCGAATCAGGGCAAGGGAGCTGCCCGGCAGCGGATAGAGGCAACCAGGCGGGTGTTCCCGCAATGCTGGTTTAATGAGCCGACGACTGAGGGAGGGCTGGCGGCGCTGGGCTGGTATCATGAGAAGATGGACGAGCGTCGGAGCCTGGGACTGGGGCCGGAGCATGACTGGTCAAGCCATGGCGCTGATTCGTTTGGTCTGATGGCGATTGTGTATGAGGATATTGTGCAGTCTGCCAGCAGGCGGCAGCAGCAGGGGACGGGAAAGATCAAGCGACCGAATGGGAGGGTGGCGTGACAGCAAGCAATATTCTGCTGAAGATGTGGAGTACCGGAGAGCTGAAGCGCGAGTTTCGGCATGTGGGTAGCAAGGAGGCCATGGTTATCCGCAGGCCGCTGGAGCCTGGCGCTTCTCCGGTGGTGATCATGCTGGAGAATATGCACGTCTATTATCCGTTGGATGAAACTGAGTTCAGAAGCTATGTGCCGGTGTATACGGCCCTGGCTATCGGGCACCTGAAGTTGCCGGTGGGACATTCTCCTTCTGATCTGGAAAAGACCATCAGGCGCTTTGTGGATTATGTGCAGGACGGTTTTGATGAGTTGAAGAAGATGAAGCCGGAGGACAGACAGAAAAAGGTTGTGGGGGAGTTTACGGCGCATTTGAACGGGGAGCGGTATTCAGGGGAGATCACACGATGAGCGAAAGGCCAGTTGTCAAAAAAAATATTGGTATAAGGACAGACGCTTTAGATCATTATGAAAAAAAAGAGTTGACACATTTTTTGCGCGACCTTAAGCTTGGCATGGATCAAGGAAAGGTGGTTATACACTTCAGCCAAGGTGGCGTAAGTAAGGTGGAGCCACAGCCAGTATTGATGTAAGCAGTAAAACATAGGACGGTACCCTGAACGCGGCGTGAATAACGCCTCCTCTTCGTAGGCCCGAATGACAAGAGTTAACCCTCTCTCGTTGTTCGGGCCTTTTTGTTTTTCCGGTGACTACATGGCCCACGATATCGAAATACGCCCCAGGCGGAAGAATAAAGAGCAGGACGATCAGTCGCCCGTTAGCAAGAGCGTGCATCCGCTGGAGACTGAAGAGGCTACTGCCCGGCTGCATAGGGTGCAGGACTGGCGGAGACAGGCGCAGCAGGCCCAGGCTCAGAACCGTTTTGAGATGGCCCGTGATGAGGATTTTGTTGACGGTGACCAGTGGTCTGCCGAAGACAAGGCGGCGCTTGAAGAGCGGGGCCAGTTGGCAACGGTGTTTAACCTGGTGGCTACCACGGCCCGCTGGGTAACCGGTACCGAGAAGCGGACCCGTGTTGATTACCGGGTATTGCCACGGCATAAGGCCGGACTGAAGGATGCAGAGAGCAAGACCAAGCTGCTGAAGTATATCGCTGATGTAAATAAGGCCGGTTTTGCCAGAAGCAAGGCGTTTGAGCAGACCACCAAGGCAGGGTTAGGTTGGCTGGAGATCGGTATCCGTAGCGATAGCGACGATGAGCCGTTGTTCCTGCGTTGGGAGAGCTGGCGGAATATGTGGTACGACCCGCTGTCTGTTGAGGCCGATCTGTCTGATGCGCGGTTTTGTGTTTCGCGAGAAGTGGGTTGATCTGGATGTTAGCAAAAGCGATGTTCCCTGACCGGGCAGATGCGCTGAAGCATGAGGCTTACAACGTGACCGACCCGGCACAGTTGCAGGAGGATAGCGAATACAACCCGTATCTGTATGGGGATACCGGCATACAGACGCTGGTGTCGGTTGGCGATCTGGTGGATATGGGCAGCCGGGAGCGGGTGAAGCTGACGGAATGCTGGTACCGGATGCCGCAGAGCTGCAAGGTGATCAAGGGGCACGACGAGTATCAGACAGCCGGTTTCAACGGAGCGGTGTTTGATCAGAAGGATATGGTTCACCAGTGGGCGGTGCAGAACGGTTATGCCAGTACGCATGACGCGGTGAAGATGTGTACGCGGGTGATGATCTATTGCGGCAGTACGTTGTTGCAGGACATGGCAAGCCCTTATTGGCACAACCGCCTGCCGTTTGTACCGGTGTGGGCGTATCGCCGGGGCCGGGACAATGCGCCGTATGGTCTGGTGCGGCAGTTGCGCGACCCGCAGGAAGACCTGAACAAGCGGCGCAGTAAGGCGCTGTACCTGCTGTCTACAAATCAGATTATTGCCGACGACAATGCGGTGGACGATTGGGACGAGGCGATGGAAGAGGTTGCCCGGCCTGATGGTGTGATCAAGAAGAAGAAGGGCAGCGAGTTCCAGATACGCAATCAGGCAACACTGGCGCCGATGCACGTCAGTATGATGGATCAGGATGCCCGGTATATTCAGGAGGTGGCCGGGGTGACTGACGAGAACCTGGGCCGCCAGAGCAATGCCATCAGTGGCAAGGCGATAGAGGCCCGCCAGAATCAAGGCTATACGGTTTCGTCTGATCTGTTTGACAACCTGCGGTTGGCGGTGCAGTTGGCCGGCGAGCTTCAACTGGCGCTGGTTGAGCAGTTTTATGATCAGCCGAAAACTATCCGTCTGACCGGCGAGCGGGGTGATGCCGAGTTTACCGAGATCAACAGCGATCCGGACGGCAAAGATCAGATTACGGCGTTTCAGGCTGATTTCATTGTTGATGAGCAGGACTATCGCGGCTCTATCCGGCAGGCCATGTTTGACACGATGCTGGAGATGAGTGCGAAGTTGCCGCCGGAGATCGGTCTGAAGTTGCTGGCTCTGGCCTTTGAGACCAGTGACATGCCGATGCGTGATGAGTTTGTGCGGGTGTTGCGTGAGGCAACCGGTATGCCGGACCCCAACGAGGAACTGACGCCGGAGCAGCAGCAGGCAAAGGATCAGCAGCAGCGACAGGCACAGGCACAGCAGGAAGCAGCGCGGGCCACGCAGCAGCGGCAGATTCTGGCACAGGTTGGTCTGATTGAAGGCAAGGCCAAGGAGGCCATGGCCAAGGGTGACAAGGCTGATCTGGATAAGATGTTGACCCGACTGAAAGCGCTGCGGGAAAGCATGGAGATTGCCGGGAGCGTGGGCGCAAACCCTCAACTGGCAGCAGCAGCGGATGAGATTATGCGGGATGTTACCGGTGTTAATAACGTGCCCCCTGGCTTACCGGCTGGGGTGGCGTAACTAAGGCCAGGAGGCTATGACATGAATATTACAGCAGAAGAAGCAGCAGCAGCAGGATTGAGTCAGGCAGAAATTGACGCCATTAACGATGTGGAATCGGCTGACCCGGAGAATGACGAGATTCTTGGCGAGATTGCCGGTGATGATGGTCAGGGTGGCGATGGCGAGGGTGGCGGGGACGATGGTAGCGAAGATGATAACCAGGGTGATGATGCGGCTGGTGATGATGGCGCTGCTGTTGCCGGTGATTCTGGGGCTGGTGATGATCAGGGCGCTGACGCTGGTGATGTAGCGGCTGCTGATGACCTGTTTGCAGTTGACCCTGCTGATCTTCCGGCGGTGAACTTTGTACCCCAGTTGACCGGCGAACTGCTGCCGGAGTTCGCGGAAGCCGAAACAGCAGCGTACACAACGGCTGATGCAAAGCGGGCAGAGGTTGAGGCCAAGTTTGAGGCCGGAGATATTGACGAGTCACAACTGAGGGCTGAACAGCGCCAGGTTGAGCAGGAGCTGAATGCCGAGATTCGCAAGATTAATGCCGCCAACACCAATGCAGAGCTGGGTAAGCAGCGCTGGGAAGCAGAGCAAGCGGCGTTTTTCAGTAAATACTCACACTACGCCCAGACACCCGTTCTGTTCAATGGGCTGAATGCAGAAGTCATGCGCCTGGCGACGCTGCCGGAATCTACCGGTAAGACCGGCCTGCAGGTGCTGATGGCGGCCAAGGCTTCGGTGGATAAGCAGTTGCAGGCGTTTACCGGTGGTGCCGGAGGGCAGGAGCCAAAGAAGAACGACAAGACCTCTGCACCAAAGCCCAAGGCAACCATGCCGGATATAAAAACTTTGGCCGGCGTCCCTTCAGCCGCCCCGGCAGATGTGGGCAAAGGCAGGTTTGCACATCTGGATAACCTGACCGGCCTGGAGCTAGAAGCGGCTATTGCCCGGTTGAGCGAAACAGACCGAGTCGCGTATCTGGCTGATAACTAAGCCATGCCCCGGCTTATTGTCGAACTAATAGAGGGCGAATCAATTTCCATCGGCAGTGCGGTCGTGACCCTCCAGCAAAAGAAAGGCCGCCGTGTGCGGCTGAAGGTGGAGGCTCCCCAAGACCTGAAGGTGGAGACAGGTATCAAACCAGCAGTATAACCAGATAACCGGCTGAAGGATTCAGCCGTACATTTTGGGGGACAACCCCGTACAACCGGCGCAGGAGTGCTGACCCATTTCAAGTTCCTTTGAAAGGAGACGCACTCATGTCGCGTACAATTGTTGGTCTGAACGACCCCAAAGCAATCAAGAAGCAATCGGCCCTGCTGGCTGTGGATGCTCCGAAGAAATCATTTTTCGGTGACCGCATGACCGGAGAGGGCGAAAACGCTGAAATGCCGATTCAACGGCTTTCCGAGCTGGAAAGTGACGCCGGAGAATCCATCAGCTACGACCTGTCCATTCAACTGAAGGAAGAGCCGGTTGAAGGGGACAACACCCTGGAAGGTACCGAAGAGGACCTGACGTTCTATACCGATACCGTCTACATCGACCAGCAGCGCAAGGGCGTGAACGCAGGCGGACGTATGACCCGCAAGCGCACCATCCACAAGCTGCGGGATATCGCCCGCCGCCGCCAGGCCGAATACTGGTCCCGCCTGTTTGACGAAATCCTGTTTGTCTACCTCTCCGGCGCCCGTGGCGTTAATGCCGGTTGGATACTGCCGCTGGGATATACCGGACGTGCGAACAACTCTGTTACAGCTCCTGATACCGAACACCTGCTGGTGGCCGGCAAAAAGACCAGCGGGCCGGGCGGATCGCTGACCACGGATGACAAGTTTAACCTGGCGCTGATCGACCGCTTTGTGGCCATGTCCGGCACTATGGGTGGCGGTACGCAGGAGATTCCCCGTATTCAGCCGGTCATGCAGAACGGCGAGAAGCGCTTTGTGTGCGTGATGCACGACTGGCAGGAGTATGACCTGCGCAACGGCACCAGCACCGGTCAGTGGCTGGACATCCAGAAGGCTGCCGCAACCGCGCTGGGTAACGATTCTCCTATCTTCAAGGGCAAGCTGGGCATGCACAACAACGTGGTGTTGCAGAAGCACGAGAACGTGATCCGGTTTAACAACTTCGGGTCCGGCTCCAACGTGCTGGCTGCCCGTGCGCTGTTCCTGGGTGTGCAGGCCGCCGTTGTTGCCTACGGTTCGCCGGGTGGCAAGCAGCGCTTTGACTGGCACGAAGAGGCAATTGACCGGGGCAACCAGCTTGTTGTTGATACCTCCTGCATCTGGGGATGCAAGAAGGTGACGTACAACGGCCTGGATTACGGTGTTGTTGCTGCCGATACCGCAGCCGCCAACCCGAACGCCTGATAACCCTTGGCACGGTGGCGCTGCTACCGTGCCTTTCCTTTACTCCAACATTTACTGTGAAAGGAGAACTGACATGGCAGTTCTGACCCCTACGGGATTCCCTAATACTGTTCGCCAGCTATCTGGTGACACTACGAGTGTTGCTGCGCTCACTATCGTCACCACCGACCTGGATAGCGCCAGCGATTTTTTGAAAACAGCGATTCTGCCGCCCGGCTACCGGCTGGTTGATTACTCTCTGAGTTGCGACGAAGATCCGGATAGCAACGTCAGTGCCACTTTGGCCGGCAACATCGGTCTGTTGAATGCAGCGGGTGACGGCCTTGTTGCCGACACTACGTTTGCCGTCATTACCACTACGGATACCGCAACTGACACCGGTTTTGTGGTTCGCCCCGCCGGCATTAATCTGCCCAATGTAAAAAACACCGGCAGTATAGATATGTATATTGCCATTGACTTCACTGGCGCCGCAGCAACGGCTGACGCCTGCACCTTTGTGGTGAAGAGCACTATCACGCCGATCTGATTGTGCTGATCTGAAAAAATGGGGGGCAAGACGCCCCCCTGATTCACCTATTACAAGGAGGGGGGCTGTATGCCAACCGTGTACCGGCAGAAGACCTGCCTGAAGTGCAAGAACAACCACAATGAAGAGGGAGCTTTGTGCCAGCTCTGTGTGGGAGCGGAGCGGCGCAGGCAGGCCAGACGCGAAACAGCGCCGGAGAACTACTGGGTAGAGTGCCTGATACAGCGTGAAGGGGACACCATAGCCCATGTGGGCAATATCCCCTACCGCTTCCGTCACAACGAGCACGGACACAGCGTCTGCGAAGTGGTGAATCCCGGCCATTACAAGCAGTTTACCCGGAAGATGGGCAGTTTTTACCGGGCCTATGATCCCGAAAACGATTATCCGGAAATAGCTGCCGAAGCTGAGAAGAAGGAAGCTGAGCGGATTGAGGCTGAGGAGAAGGAGACATCCGACGACTGGCCTGATCCACCGAAGCCGGTTGTGAATGAGCAGACTGCCGGAGAACCACCAAAGGAGCCGGGCAATGACAGTGCAGGAACTGATAATGAGCAGGCTGGTGCGCAGACTGGCGGGCACATCTCTGGTAATGACAGGCCTGGAAGCGGTAAACGAGGCGATCAGAGTAATCGGTCTGGAGCTGGTCCGCAGA